GGCGGCAAGAGCACGGCCAAGTTCAACAGCAGTCTTGCTGGCAGCGTCCCAGTGGTTCGTGAGGCGGTCCCAGTCTTCAACAAGAGCCGGCGCCGTAAGCGGACGGTCGATGAAGATTTCGCGCTCGCCAACCTCGATGTTGTTGAGGTAGCCCAGCGCCGGGTCAAGCATGTTGTCGCCCCGCGCGTGGTACTTAGCAGCGGCCCGCCCGAAGACAGGGAACTGGAACGACTTACCAGAAGAGACCGTCATCGACTCGATGAGGCCTTCCATGATGTTGAGTTCGTCGAAGGTCTCGAGCACCTTGCCCGAGAACATCTTCAGGAAAAGAGCCCGATCATCGCCGGCCAGGTTGGCCTGACCGAACTGGATCGGAGTGGTTTGACTAACCATAACTAATTAGGTGTAGGAAGAAGAAGGAGGGTTGCAAACAGAGTTGGGAAATACTCAGCGGGCAGTCACTTCTAACGTCCTCGGATTATTCCGCCTCAGCGGGTCCGCTGTCAGACAGCTTTGCTCTAGCGTCGTATTAGGTCAGATCAGCGAGCGTCGTACTCAACTTCAAGGCCCATCAGTTCGATAGGACCTTCGACAGCCAGAGCCATAGCGGCGTTCTGGGCTTCCATGTTGGTGATCTTAACGGTGATATCAACGTACACACCAGCGGCAGTGCCACGACGAGTCATGCGAAGATCAGCGACGGTCAAGGCATTCTGTTCCGTGATGGCCGCACCCGCACCATCAAGGCGCACCTTGACGCGCATGAAGTTGGCAGACGAGGCGCTAAGATTGGCCGTGTCAGCTGCACGCTTGAAGCCAACATAGGCAAAGTCGGTAGCCGACGCAGTGCCGTCAATCTTGTACGCAAAGCGCAGCACCGGATCGACGCCTACAGCAAGGCCCGTAGAAAGGCCCTCGTCGGGATTGTTGAAAATTTGGACGGCAGCGGCGCCCTCAATCTTGAGGACATCCTTAGTCAGTGCCGACGCCAGAGCAATGTTGTCAGACATTTCTGTTAGGGTAGGGGTTAGTAGATTCACCGCGTGCCAGACGTGCGGCATCGCGTTGCTTGTTGACCCGCCGCTCTGCGACTGGGATCGAAACACCAGCAGCGCCAATCGCTGCCAGCAGTAGGTTCATCAGGTGGTTACCTGTGAGCGGCACTTGGCCTGCGGACATCAACGCTTCGTTCCGCGCCTTGATTTCGTCCCATAGGGATTCGAGGTCTTCTTGGGAGGTTTCCCCGATGCCCTTGATTTCACGGGCGAGGTCATCTTGGGCTTGGCGGATTTGCTGCGTTTGGGTTTCTGCATCATTGGACTGGTCGTTAAGAATCGCCTCAACACGGTTCTGATAATCAACCTGCGCCGTAGCGAGACGCTCAAGGCTGACTTCTTGGATGTCTGCAAGGTTACGCAGGTCGCCAGGAGTGACGCAAGCAATCAGCAGCAGGGTGACAACAACGGTAGCGGCGATGTACCTCACAGCGACACCGTGCCTCGCTCAACAGAGCGGCGTAGCTTTTCTTGCACCTCGATGCGGTACGCAGGTGATTTGTCGAAACGCTCGTCGGACATTGCAGAGCGGAACTCAGACTCATCAGCAAAGTAGTTGATGCTGCCCTCGCCGCTTGAGCCAGGAACAGACGACAGGCCAACACCGGCCCGCGCCTGTAGACCGCGCATAGCCGTCAGGACCACTTCAGGGTCCATTGAGCGAAGCTGCGCGTTCGTTGCCTCAATAGCTTGGGGCGACAGGTTTTTAGCAGCCCAGTTCAAGGCCTCCTGCATGGCATCAACACCGCCGCACTCGTTAGCGCAGTACGTCAAGACCTGCTCGGCACGCGCACGCTGTCCGGCAAGGTACTCGTCAGCGAACTGCCGACTCAGCCCCTTCCCCTCGAACTCCTTGTAGTGCTCCTCAGACCACTCCCAGTTGTTCTCTTGTAGTTCGTTGTACAGCTCTTGGCGCCGATCACCAGAGAACAGATCAGACGGCTTGTTGTCCTGCTCAATCTTTAGCTGGTCGATCTGCGGCGTTTCCGCTTCCGCCGGCGCAATCGGGTCAGCGGGTTGCTCAAGTGTTGCTTGAGGCATTTGCCCTTCCGCATCACGGGATACTTCGACACTGCCATAGTCAGCGCCTTGCTCATTTGATCGAATTTGGGGTGCTTCGCTAGTTTCCATAATCAGGTGTAGAATCCACGGTAGGCGTCAGCCTTGTACATCGAGGTGCTGCTGTTCCCGTTGAGGAAAGCGTTGATCCACGATTCACCAAGCGCTCGGCCAAGTTTGGCGTAACCACTTACGCTGGGGTGTGTCTTGTCGTCGCCGAGCCAATCAAGGTCCAGCTGAAGCCCGACCATGTGCGGCGAGTTGTTGATGACCGTTTGCATCTGACCGTACGCGGTGTCCACGTTGGTCTCTTTGCCTTCGGCCCGGAACGGCAGCTGCTGCACAGTCGGCACGTACTTGATGTTGAGATCCTGCGCGAGCTGCGTATGGAAGCGGGAGAGCGAGTCACCGACCGTGTCTTTCGGAAGGCCGCGTCCTTCGTAGACATCTTCGGCAGAAGCCCCATACACCGGGTCGGTGTTGTAGTTGATACCAGCGTCGTTGTTACCCAACATGCAGAAGTGGCCGGCAATATATGCGTGCTTTCCTAGGCCTGGGTTAGGAGTTGCATTAGTTGCAAAAGTCAAGCGGTCAAGCGCCGGCTTGCAGTACATATCCCACCACTGGAAGTACATAGGTGTCGTAGTGCCGCCCGTTCCCGCAGGAGGCCCGACGCCAGTAGTTACAAGGTCAGCCGGGTCGTAATCAGGGTGCCACGAATACACACCAAAGCCTGCTCCAGCAAGGCCAGTAGTCAGCGAGACCTTCGCAAGAATTGTTGAGGTGCGGCCTAGGAAAATGAAGTTAATAGGCTTGGCCTCGCCGTTGGTCTGGAAGCGCCCGTACAGCGTTTGGGCAAGCGTGTGCAGCGGCGTGACAGAGTACAGCTCAGTGCTGATGTCAGGCGCGTTCGGGTCAGCCGGGTACGGCCTATCTGCAATGCTCCCCATGTAGGGCTGGCAGTTACGCCAATCAGCCTTACTGGCCTCACTAGCCACAGCACCCCGTGGGCGCACATCTGAATTGCTTGCAGTCTCGCTGTATTGACTGTAAATATTGCCAGCAAAGCGGCCAGTCTTTGCGTTTGTGGCCGTGGTCGTGAATGCACCATCAGTAGCACTCTGATTCCACTCCGAGTCTGCCTGATCCCACCAGAGCCACTGGTCCCAATACTTGGCAATGGACTGGGCATCTGCGGGCGCCGTATCGTTTGCCACAGGCGGCATGTAGCCATACAGGGGGCGCTCTTTCACCGGCAGCACGATGTCGTTGATGTTGTCGTGCGCCTTGTTAAAGCCTTCCGCGATGCTGTCGCCGGTGACAAGGAAGACAACTTCATCGGAGTTGCCCATCTCAATGTAGCCTTTACCGGCATCATCAAGCAGGAACTGGGGAGGGTGTGCCATGACTTATTGTTGTGGTTGCTGGCGGACTTGCGCCGCAAGGACTTGACCGGCAGGCCCGGCGACAGAGGAAAGAGCTTGTTGCTGCTGCGCCATTTCCAGCTCCTGCTGGATCTGCTCCTCACTCTTGATGATCGCATCAGAGTCAAGGTTCAGCGACGTGGCAACGCGAGTCAGAATGGCTCGAGGGTTGAAGTATTGGGCGGCCTCTTGCGGGCCGAGAAGTTGTTGGCTGATTTGTCCCATCGTCAACAGACGGTTCGCTTCGTGACCTCGGCTGATAGCCTCGAGGCCCGTGGCGATGATCGGCTCTATGCCTTTGGGCAGTTTGGGGACATCTGGCCGATCCGTGATCTGTGAGAGGATGTAGTGGATAATCGGCTTCTGGACGTTCTCGGCCAGCGAAGAGTAAACACCACCCAGCGCGTCCTCGATCTCCTGAATCGTGCTACGTACCTCTTGGGCAGTAACCCGCTCGGCGTCCCGTTGGTTCGCCATCAGGAAGACACGCATCAGACGCTGTTCAATCTGCATCGCCCGTTGTTGAGCGACCGACAGGTCCAGCGCCTTGTTCATTTGCAGCACACCAACGTCGTCGATGTTGCCCTGCTTCACCGCCCCGTTGGGGCTCGTGGCAATCGTCTGCGCCCGGATGCTGGCGCCCGGCTTGACGAGGATCAGCAGCTTTGCCGCAGCCAGCGCAGCCTCGGTGATGCTTCGGCTGAGGGCCTCGAGTGCGATCAGGTCGCCGTCGTACTCCTCAACAAACGAGCTGCCGTAGCTGGCACCGCTAATACCGTTGAAGCGCAGGGGGATCAGCGGCAGGCGCTTGGCCGGCAGCATACGCAGCGAGCCGGGGACAGCAACACCTTCGACCTCTTGCCAGTATTTGAACTGGCCGTTCTCCTCAAGACACGCCCCGCTGTACAGGGCAAGGTTCTTGTCGCCCTCGCTGGACCGAGTAGCGTCTTCAGGCAGGCCGTCAGGGAAGTAGCGTGCAGCGATCTCGCGGGCCACGTGCTGCTTGACAACCACCTTGATGATGTTGCCTTCAGGGTCTCGCTCGCAGATGAACTTGTGCAGATCAACAAACTGAGGACCGCGCTTCTTGTCCACCATGATTAGACCGTTGCCGGTAATCAGCAGGTGGCGCAGGCACTCAGACATGACAGGGCGCCAGCCCTGCGTCTCAAACGCCTCGC